ACCATAACCATACTCATCAATGGCGTTCTGCCTGTTCTCGAGATTTAAATCTAGGTCTTGAGTTGCGGCGGGACACTCGCCCTGCATCTTGTCTACAGGAGTGCCATCTTGAATTGCTTTCGACAAGTCCAATCCATCGGGGATTAGTTTGATTTCTATTTTCATGTCACACTATCCGTAAAAAGGGAATTTAAGATTCACACCCATTGTATTACCACCACTCCCATCTAAATCCGGTGATTTTAAATAGGGTAAGATACTGGGCTTGTTGGGGTTAAAATTGTCACTGTTAGGAATATTTAAAAAATCTGTGGTTGAATCAACTCCCCTTTTTAATAAATCCCCTATACTAAGATCCGAAACCAGTGTCGCTTCGGCACTGCGTCTAGCCTTTAACTGGTCTTCAGACAGACGATCTCCGTAAGCTTCTCTTTCAGATCCAAACGCAGGTAAGTTTGTCATTGGATCTACACCCAAGTTTGCAGCGCCAATATCAACGCTCAAGTNAGGGTCAGGAGAAAACTTTTCTCTAAGAGAANCAATACCAGATGTTATAGAATCCATTGTGTTTTGCAAGAACTCGGGTGTTTCAACCTTGTACGCACCGCTAGATGTGTAACGCGGATCTTCTCCTGCAACGGAAGCAGAAGCAGGGATCANTGANNCCGTGCGTNGAGGGGAATCTGTTAACCTAAGTTCTNTACCNANNCCNANCATNNNNCCAAGCATANTGTTTGACAGTAGCTTTTCAGCCATGGTCATATCTGCGTCGGCTTTAGGCACACTTTGTACAATACCGTACTGAGTTATGTCCCCTGACCGCATGCCGGGGCGAAGCTGACCGTCCGACATGGGGTCAAGATAACGATCCAAAGTAAGCTGCATTATACCCTGACGCTGTTGAAGACTCAAAAGGTTTGCGTAGCTTAGATTCTTGGCGTCAAGTCCAGTCACTTCAGAAAAACGGTTTTGAAAACCGTAGGGGTTATCTTCAGTAATACCCATCTGCTGCATTAAAGCATTACGTTGTTCTTGTTGAATTTTCGCTTGTTCCATAGCGGCAAGCCCGCTTCGCACAGAATCCGCTCGATCATTGTTGTTGGAGTTGGGGTTAAACTGTTCAACGCTTTCCGACTGCTCACGATCTCTGGTCTCGGGGGTATACCCGCGAGACTCTTGTTCTACAGTTTCACCCTCGAATCCTCTGGCCATTTACTTTGTTCCTTTGAACTTACCACCTTGAATAGCGGCACCCATACCACGGCAAGACATGTACTTACCGTCCTTGGCTTCAATAGAACCACCGTAACTTAACTCTCTAGGGTTAGGTTTTGTAGGTTTTCTTTTACGAGATTCCCCAGTACGTTCTAAAATTTCTGGGCTAACTTCTTCTTTAAGAAGAGTCGCTCTGCCTTTAAGTTTAGCTTCAAGCTGTCGTTTGAGAGGCACTGGCTCGTACCCAAATCTTTCAGCGAAGTTAGGGGCGAGTTGTTCCATTCTAAGTTTTGCTTTTTTTTCTTTAACCGCTTGCTTGGGGGTCTTAGGAAGGACGGTTGGTTTTTTATACTTACCATCCTTGGCCTTAACTTTAGGAGCCTTTTTATCGTCTTCGATCTCACGAAGACTAGGAGCTACTCTTTTGCTTTCGTTCATATCGCCTTTGCTTGGCTTTGACTTTGGCAGGACGGTTGGCTTCTTGCTTGCTCCGCCTTTTCCATATTTCATTTTATTCATGTTATTCTCCATTATGACGGAGCCGCCATCCCTGCGGCTTCTACCTTTATTTATAAGCTGTTTTGCCTCGCTAGTCGAGACACCAATATCTTTTCCGAACTGCGCTGCTCTAGGTTTTGCCATTAAACTAACTCTTTTCCGTGTTCAGCCATACCGCAAATGCACCTGTCATGGCCCCCGTGACTACACTTACCAGTGCCGACTGCTGTGTCGTCGGATCCGGCAGGAGCATGAACCACTCCACTACTCGCCACGCTGATATCGACATCATCAGCATCATAAAGCGAGGTAGTATCCTCCACCTTAGAAATCTTTCCATTGTTAGTTCTGTCACGATTGATCCTCGCCTGCTCTTCCGTTGTTCTGTTGTTCATGTCCCACATATAGTACACTACTTCTTTCCAAAGAATTTAGTTGCGCTACGCACGCCAAAAGAAGCGGCAACGATAACGCCCAAGGAATATTGATACCATTCAGGCATTGAGTTGAGTTGGGCGAAGCCATTTGCGACAACCTCTTCCATACCGGGAATAAACGCTAAGATCAGTGGTATGCTAAACAAAATTACTAGCCACTCGTCAGCCCACGAGTTGCTTTTACTTTTTGCCATCTCAAGATCCCAGTCGATCTCGCCTGTGGCTTTCTTCTGCATGACAACAGCTTCAGCCTGCGCCTTGGCAACCTTGGTTGCAGACACTGCCTTCTTCTCTTCGACCTTACCCTGTAGCCATGTACTAGCTAAAGAAGATATAGGACCTATCAACGCCGCTATCATTATGTTGTCTCTCCATACACGCACATAGCTTTATATCTATGTGGAACAGGTGCCATCTGTCTTATGTCTGCCAGCATATAAACCGCTCTTATGTCACACTCTTGTTTGGTTTTGTATGGCCCATACATGTCCGTAAATTTGACGCACGAGTTAGCGACGTTAAGTGCACACGCTAATACAACAGCCTCAAACATTACCGATCCTTACTTAATGCCGCCTGTGTGTTAATACGATAGATATTAACATCGTTACGATCACCCGCTATTTGCTCCTGCAATCCTTGGCGTTGCTGTGCCAGTTCATACTGTTGCTGTAGCTTGGCCTGATCAATCTGGAAGTCCATAGAGTCGTTCTGCATCTTACGCTGTATTTCCTGCGTATCGTTCTGCAACTCCTGCTGACGGATCGCAACCAACGGATCCTCTTGCTGGGGTGGCTGAACCATAGGCATGATCTGCTTCATGATCTCTGTAACCTGCTGGGCAACAGCAGACTCAACTACTTCTGGTGCTACCTGCGGAACTTCTTGACCCACAGCTATCGACTGCTGTGCTGCATTCTCGAAGAACGCCATGATCTGATCACGTGCCAGCATGGATACGTGCTCCTGTACGTGAGCCTGCAACAACAAGAAACCCTGCGGGTTGGCAGAGGCAACAGGTGACGACAAGAACATAGAGTGCGCCATGATGTGTGACTCATGATCCTGCTGTGGAAACGCCTGCGGCGGCATACCTTTAACGGAGTTTGCGTTCTCTGTCGCTGGGTCAATAGGTTGCGGTGGCTGTGGCACTGGCAAAATACCGTCGATGTTCTTCACATCCAACGCATCGTACATACGACGATAGGCTTCGTACATGTTGTGCATCTGCGGGGCGGCTTGAGCCAACTGCAACTGTGTTTGTGCTAGCGACAAACGCTGTGACATAGAAAAGATTGACGGGTCACTGGCAGGTAACACATCAACACGACCATCAAAGTCCTGCGCCATAATCTCAGCAGGCATGTTCTGCCCGACAAAGTATGGATACGGCATTGGATTGTCGCTGAATACCTGCGCCAGCAAACGGAACTCTTGCTTCTGAGCATAGTGCAAACGCTTGTGAATGCTTGATATGATCTTCGAGCCTTGCTCGATCAGTGCAACGGTTGTTCCGACTGGGGCTTGTGAGTTGACGTCGGCAATTTTTGCGTCTGCAACCTGTGCAAATCTCCGGCCTGAATCGACGATAACGCCCAGTAATTGAGCAAGTGTCCCAGAAGGTTCCTTGTATGGAAGGGGCATAAGAGCATTCCGAAGATCACCACCGGGAGCATCAATATCACGAAACTCGCCGGGACTAAGCGGTTCATCATCATTGCGAATACGAACGCCACGGGCTTTAAAACCAGCAGGGAGATTAGAGAGCGTCCCCGCATCGATGAGTTGTCTAAGAATCGAAGTCGCGGCACGAGACAAACCCCCTATTGTATGCAACAAACCAAAGCCGTAAAAGCCAAAGCCCGGCAAAAACTTATAGTGAACGAAGTATTGGCGCTTTTTCTTTAGGGGATCCACTTCCCGATAATTACGCACAATCGATAATACCTTTCCCGAAGCATCGTCCAGAGTGACGATGTAGGGAAGCTTAATACCAGTTGGCTCGCCTTGCGTATCCATATCCTCAAAACCATCAAGGTCGAGGTCAGTGTGGATTTCAAGTAAGGTATATACGTCATCCGAATACGATGGACGAACGCCTTGAAGCTCATCTTCAGTTTGTTTAATAGGTCTGTCATCTTCCTCATCCGATGCCTGTAGTTCAATGTCACGATAAACACCTGCAACCTGCATCTTGCGCAACTCGTTCTCAGTCATGCGAACAACATGTGTCACACGCTCGGCAGTGCCCAAGTCAGATGCAGAATAAGGTACAATCAAATCATCAGCAGGAATGAACTTGGATACAGCACGATCCTTGCCTGCGTCCTGATATACTTTCTTAAATGTAGAACCTGTCAGCGGTAGGTAGAACAACATCTGATCCGTGTCAGGATCAAACTCTTCCATCACTTCCGTAACCTGATAGTTCATAAAATCTTTTACACGCTGGGCTTGATCTTCACGAGCCGCGTCAGGTGTGCCAGCTATGTTCGTCTTCACAGGTCCGCCAGCAGGTATCATCTCTTTGTATGCCTGCGC